AGCTGCTGGCCGAAGGACTGGTCGTTCTCCACGGCCGGATTGCTGACGGCGTTGCCGCCGAGGCGACGTCCGCTCTTGGCCGTGTCGTTGGTGGTGGGCCAGGGCAACTGCGCGCCGGTGGCGGTGGTGATGATGCGGGCCACGGAGCGCATGCCGCCGAAGTACTTGAGGCCAACCTCCAGCTCCTTCTGGAAGCCGGTGGGGATGGTGTACAGACCGCCGGCGCCGGTGGTGTTATCCAGATCGCGGTATTCACTGCTGCGGATGTTGCCGCTGCTCAGCAGAGCGCGATCCTCTTCACTGATGCGGTTGAGGCCACGGCGCAGATAGCGGTCATAGGCCGAGCGGTACTTCTTCTCGCGCTCTTCCTTCGCCTTCTCGTCTTCGGAGGCAGCGGGGCCGGAGGGCTTGCCACCTTCCATTTGGCGGGTTTCAGCCAGTTCGGCTTCGATGGCCTCGGCGCGTTCGAGGCGCTCGACCTCGGACTTCATGCTGTCAACGTCGACCATGATCTTGTCGAACTGGGCATTGACTTCCGCCGACATGCGGCCTTCGGCCGGGATGAGGGCCTGAGCCTGGGCAAACAGCTTGGCGCGCTCCTGACGGAGCTGCAGACTACGCTTCATAAAATTTCTCCTGTTGTTTTTTTGTGTAGCTGGCCATCCACTCGGCGGGAGCGGTTGGAGTACTGCGCCCATGGAGCGCGCGTGCGCCACCACGGGGCTTACGAAATGGTGTGGGGTTGGCTAGAACTCCCGCGCAAGGCGCATACGGCAGCGCAGGGAGCGAAGGGCACATTCACAGTTGGGATCGTCGCACTGTTCGTTGGAGCACTCGGCGCAATCGCCGTCCTTGCATTCCGGGCAATCACAATCACAGCCCTCATTGCGCTTGCCGCGCTTGAGCCCGGCCGGGATAACTACCTTGCCGTCCGGGAAGGCAGAGCGCATGGAGACTTCGGTATCCGGGTAGGCCGGATACGTGACCGGCGATACATCGAAGAGCTCGGCCGACTTGACCGAGCGCACCGGCGTATCGTCCATCATGGCCCAGTCATCATCGAGGCAGTAGAATCCGAAGCTGCACTGGTCAATGTCGCCACGTTCGATACTGGTGGCAAGATCGCGTGCGTACTGCGTATCCGGCAGATCGCAGGCATAGTGCAGGCCGCGATCGTCCTCGTCCAGGGTGAGGGTTCCACTCTTGGTGCGGCCGAGGATCCTCGACTCGTTGTGGTTAAACAAACAGCGCACGTCCGGCTCATTCTTGAGGCAGCCGGTAAACGCTCCGGGCAGGATCTGCTCACGGAAGCCTCCCAGATCCTCGGAGAGCGAGTTGAAGACGGCCGCGTAGCCGTCAATGGTGATGGCACCGGAGTCTGCACGCTTGACGCGCAGCTCCCGGACGGGTACCTGGCGGAACTCGCGCTTCCGCTGCTCACTGTTCTTCTTCGTCGTCATGCTTCTCCTTGGCACGCGCTTCCCGCGCGGCGGCAATATCACGTCCGGCGGCCGACATGAGGCCGAGTACGCTGGTTTGCAGCTCTTCTTCCGCTTTGTCGGCATCCCACTGCTCCGAGCACACAAGCAAACGTTCTACCTGGCGCGCCAGCTCCGAAAGTGACTCATTCGGGACCACGGCAGGGCCACGAAGCGTGACCGATACCGACTCCAGGCACGGCCCAACGCAGGCCAGTAAACCAGCCTGATCGCGCTTGGAACGGTGCAGGAAGCGGCTCATTCCGTCGCTAAACAGCGGCAAATAGACCCGCGCCAGGCGGCTGGCCAGACTGTTCTGTTGCGGAATTGCCTGGTCGTCGTCCTTCTGTACCTGCGCGCCGAGCATGTTGGCGAGCGGCTGCATGTTGAGCTGGATCGAGGGCTGTGACCCCACGCCTTCTTCGTAGGGGTTGTAGCCCTCTTCCTCACGCACCTCGTTCTGAGTGAGATAGCCGTTCTGGATGCCGCTCTGGTAGTAGCTCTGGCGGCTGGCGGCGTCGGGCCGCAGCAGATCCCGCACGTCAAAGCCAATCACATAGCGGCCAGCGCTGCGCCCAATGGTGGGAAAGAGTTTCCGCTGCAACTCCTGCTTCCAGCGGGTGAGCATGGGAGACAGCGTGTACTGCAGGACCTCGATGCCCTGCTGCTCCACGTTGGACTTGATGGCCTTGTCCAGGTCACCGGCCATGTGCGGCGGCACGCCAAACATGGCGCAGATCCGGCGATCCGACATCTGGTGCGTTTGCAGGAACTGCGCATCCTCCGGCGGGATAGAAAGCTGGGTGAGCTTCTGCCCGTTATCGAGGATGGCCAGGCGATGCTGGTTGGCACCCGACTGCTGCATCTCCCAGTCACTGCGCGCCCGGGCCTTGTCCTCCGGCTTCATCTTGTTGGGGACTTCCAGGGCGAGCTTCGGGGTGGCGAAGTTGCCAAAGAACCGAGCTCCAAACTTGTCCAGAGACAGGCCAGTCCCAAAGGCGCGCCGGGCGCAGGAGATTGGCGACATGCCAACCATGCCATCCAGCGATACATAGGGCAGGTAGATCATGTTCTCCTGCGAAATGTACTTAGTGGCGTGCTCGTGATTGTCCGATGTCTCGTATTCGAGGACGCCGGTCTTCTGCGAGCGCACCGGACGAGTTGCCCAGGCACCGCGGGGCCACATGGCCACGATGTTGCCAGCGCCATTGCGCTGCAGCTCAATGTAACCTGCGCCCCAGAGTAGCGTTTGCGCCGTGACGGACTGCTTGAGGACCATGGCCGACATCTCGGGATTCGGACTTAGCGTCAGCAGCGAATACAGCGGGTGCCGCTCCGCCAAAGTGATTCCGTCGGTGGTCTTCTGCTTGACCAGGAGCGGGAGTTTGCCGACCTGTTCGCTGAGAATACGGACGCAGGTGAAGACCGTCGTGAGCTGCATCGCGGTGGTCGGCGTGACAATCTCATTCGACTCTGTGCGTCCGCCGCCGAAGAGATCGAGGAAGTAAGCCACGTTGGCCGCGTTCATGGGAATCTGGGGATTATCAAAGGGCATACTACGGAGCAGGCTGCCAAAAATGGACATGAATTACCCTCCGACCCCGTCCTGCTTTTTATGCTCGGATTCGGCGCGGGCCAATGCCCGGGCGGCTCCGATGCTGAGCAGGCCGCCGATCACGAAAAGCAGCGGGTGGCTGTACAGATAGAGGCCAACGGCAATGAGGACGACGCCGGCAATGGTGAGCAGGTCAATCAAAGTAGAGAGCTTCAGCATGGCTAAAATCCTGTGTACTCCTCGTAATCGTCATCGCTTGCCACAGCCACTGCCCGGTAAATGTCCATCATCAGCGCCACCGCTCCGTCGATCTTCCGCTCAGGACGCTCTTTGTCCGGCATGATGTTCTCCTTGGCCAGGTACTTGGCCACCACGTTCGAGACCATCCACTCCAGCACCGGATCACCGTCATGATGCAGGCGGCCGTCGAGTACCAGGGCCTCCAACTGCTTCATGGCCGGCGACATGTGCTCGGTGTTTTGCGTTACCTTCACGAACTCGATGGACTGATTCCAGCGCGGGTCCTTCTGGATGAACTGGACGAGTGCCGCGGCGTGGTACGGATCGTGAGGCACCTCGCGCGGCGCGAACTTTTCACTGTCCTCGATGAGTTCCTCGGCAATCGTTGGATAATCCGTGACGTTGCCGGGCGTGGCAGTGAGCCAGCCATCTTCCACCCACTTGGCGTAGTGCTCGCCGCCTTCTTCCACCGCCAGTTGGTTCAGGTAGTGGCGGGTGAAGCAATAGAAGTGCTGCTTGCCGTCAATCCACTTCCAGAACAGGTAGACCTTGCTGGCAATATCAATCTCGCTGGCCAGGTCCAGGGAGATAAGGCACGGTTCATCGGCGAAATCTTCCAGCTTTAGCGTGCGGTCCTCGCAGGCCTTCCACCGCTCCATGTTCATCCAGGCGATGGCGGCATTGACCCACACGTTGAGATGCTTGGTTTTGAAAGTATTCTGCAGGCGCGCCGACTGGATAGCAGCCTGCTGCGCGGCAATGAGCTTGTCCGCCTCGATGGAGACTCCGAAGTTCGGGTTGGCCTTGCGCAGCGCCTCCTCGCTCTTCCAGTCATCTTCAGGGTCGATGGTGTAAATGAGCACGAACCAGCGCTCATTGAC